ATACCTAACTATTGGTTGTCAACCTCATTACCTGACCAAGAATTACCACCGTCTTTACTAAACGGTAAGATTTGGTCAGTCCATGTGGTATCAAAATATTTGTCTTGTTGTTTGTCGGGATTATATTTTTTGTCAAAAGTTTCTTGAGGTGTATTAGAATCTGGTGATTTACCCTCCATGAAGTTAATATTCATCTGAGCTAAACCAATGTTTCTAACACTATCGTCATAATTTGAACCAATAGCAAGCTTGGTACGAGGTATTACTCTTGCCTCTAAATTAGCATAAACCGTTAAGTTTTCATGGTTAACTAATCTTTCGTCAACAGTACCGTCTTCGTTTACGATTTTGTTTGGGTCCACAAGAACCACGTTATCAAAATCAGTTTCAACATATACTTTTTGATTTCCGTAAAACTTACTACCTGCCATAATAGAAGAAATGGTTTTCTAATGCCGCTTTATAATCCTGTATAGAATTTGTTAATGGGAAAGGAATAAACAAAAGACTATTATCAGGTATGTTAGATTCTAAACCACCGTATTGTGGATTAGCCGCCATTATTAACCATCCAAAATAGGGTGACTCGTAAAACTCATAACTTATTTTGTCTAATCTACTACGTCCCGTTCTGTAAATATACCTCTTATCTGAAGGTTTTGAAGGGATATTCACAAAAGGAACAACAGTTTGTTGTCCATTTACTAAAAAATCTCCATATCTATTCCAATACCTCATATCACTTAAATGTCAATTTTACCATTAAAGGTCTTTTTATCACCAATATTCATTAACTTATATAAGTTAGTAAAGAATCCGACTTTGTCAGGGTTATTTTCAGAAACAGGTACTTTTACATAGTTAAATACCCTCTCTTTACCTAACGTAAATGGTGTGTATTCAGCAAATTTGGTAACATCAGGCTTTTTCTTAAGTTCAGATAACCTGTTATTAGATTTAATACTCATGTTTTGGTATATATCCGTTAGTCCTTTTACTGCAGGTACTTCAGGTAATATAACATTACTACCATACCCTTCGGTACCCATAACCAATTCTTCAGTTATTGCTGGCGTACCCGCAACACCAAATACTATTTTATTTACATATTTAACCCACTCTGGCTTCGCCTTTAAATCTTGACCTAATATCGCATCAACAAACTCATTTGGTTTATCACCAATTTCTTTATAACAAACATGCATTAATCTAACAAATGCTGGGTCAGACTTGTAAGGTTCATCAAGAATACTAAAACCATAATTTGCATTATATTCTTTTTGGAAATATTTGTCGGCATTTATAAATAGTTGATTATCCAAATATGCTAAATCAAGACCCATCGTAAAAATGTCGTCATACATTTCTTCATAAGTGTTGTCAGGGACTGGATTTGTTGAAGATATATCCACTTCAGTTGTTGCGGTTAAATCTAATAATATGTTTTTACCATTATTAAGTTGATAACCATCAGTATTTGTTAACACAAAATTTAACCTATCAATATTCCAAACTAAGTTAGTTTGGTTTGAGGATATATCTGACATTACACTCATATATCCGTTGATATATGTTTGTTTTATCTGATTAATCTTATTTACAATATTAGCTTTATACTTTGTGATGTCTTTTTTAGCAAAGTTACTTGTGTTAATATTTTTTAACAGTGGTGACGTACCTCCTGAAATATCGTTAATGGTGTCTGTAAACAATTTATCAACCCTTTCTTGAATAACATTTTCTTGAGGTTTACCAAATAAACCAATTGTTTGTGTAAGACCTGTAAAATATGTTGGAGAACCGTAATACCCCAACATATCACCTTCAAGGTAGTTTCTATCGGCATTAAAGTACGCCATACCATCGTATGAATATTGGTTAGAAATTTCAGTTAATGTGTTAATTATGTTATCGGCATACGCTTTTACCAATGCAGGTGTTTCATCCATTATAACCTTAAATGATGTTGAACCACTTACTGTGTCGGCACCGTTTGATGGGTAAGAAACAAATTGTTGTTCAGCCCTTTCAACACCAATAGTATTACCAATACCAGGTATATCTTCTTGTGTTGTTCTGTTATTTATCCCAAAGTCAGTAGTAGATTCTATCTCTTGCCATATCTCCCTATTTAATTCTTCTCTTTCCTCAGTTACCACTGACCTATCGTCATAAACCTCAGTATTCGCATAGTAGTTAAATGATAAAGCATTTTGTAACCTCGCAACAGGTTCTTTTAGTCCTTGTCCACCAATAAAGTAGAACGACATATTAATAGATGCCAACATCGGTTGTACACCAATACCTTCAGGGTTTAAGTCAAATGTTAATGGTTCGTATTGAATACCTATTTGATTTATGGCAATCTTACTATGGTAAAAATCACCGATTCTTAAAACACAAATAGGTGGCGCACCAAAGGCGGTGTTCTTAGCATTAAACTCGGTAGGTTTACCATCTTCACCAATAACAGGTATTGTGTCACCAGGTCTGATACATTGTTGTAAGAAAGTTAATCTTGAGTTTAACCCTTCAGGGGTTATAGAGTGGAAAGCTGGCTGGAAATATTTAATTTTTTCTTTAATACCATCATACACAAGAGGTGTTGTTTCCTTCATCACATCAAAGTAATCACACTCTGTTAATAATTTTCTTACAATTATTTTAGCCACCTCTTCTTTTTGTCTTATAAAACTTGTAGGGTCTTTAGCAGGTGGTGGCACAGGTTGCGTAGTACCAGTATTTGTAATGATGTCATCTTGAATGATATCTTCCTCTTCGTCAGTTACAGGGTCTGGGTCTGGATATTTTTCAGTTATTTTACTAATCTTAACCCTTCTACATTTCATAGCATCGGTAGAGTAAATTTTATCATTACCCGTCAATTCTTTACTACAATCTGTATCTTCAATTTCAGTTTGTTCACCAACTGGATTATCGTTAATTACTAATTTACCCTTATCTACCCAATCTTGTAACGTATTTTCGTTTTCATCTTTTAATTTTAAGAGATATTGTTTAACACTATTAATTCTTCTTTTAGACAACGCAACGTTATATTCTTTAGTGTTTGGTGATGATGCAGAACCTTTCATAGATATTTCTATTTCTGCACCCGCGTTTAATGCGGTACCTATTTTTTTAACCAAACTATTAATGTTATCCTTAGTTGTCTTAACATTATCATCAAAAAATTTCATCACATCATTTTTATTTGATGCTTTCTTTTTGTAGACACTCTCTAATAAAAGATACTCCGTTAACGATGTTAGATAATCTTCATCGGCAGTTGTGGACGTTTTATTTCTTGGTCCAGGAACATCATTATGAAAGTAGTAAGCAAATTCATAATCCTGAGGAGTGATTTTCTTTGGTTCTTCTTCAACCGCAGGGTCTTTATCACCAGGTATTGGTGTAACTTCTTTTTTAAACTCTGCCTTTACAACCTCAGGTTCAGGGTATGTTGTTATGATATCATATATGTCTTGGTAGGTAAATTGAGGGAACCTCAACGCCAATTCATATATATCATACTTTCGACACCCCGCAAAGAAACTATCCACAATAGCGTTAACCCTACTATTACTTTCATCTTTTAATTCTTTATCAACGATGGCGTTTAATATTGATGGGTGGTCCACAATTATCTTCCATGATAGACTACCCACTCTACTGGTGTTGTTATATGTATATACTGGTTCAGGACGACCCAAAAATTCATTTGAATTCCAATTTGCTGAATTCGTTTCAGAAACGCTCATATCATATGGTGGGAACCACATTATACGACCTCCGTTTGGTCCTCTTTCACAATGTGGTAAGTCTTGGTATGTAAACCCTTTTTTACGTGATGTTCTCCACGCTAAGTTTTCCAATGAGAACATGTATTTTTTCACACCATCTTTACTAAAATCATTACCAGTTAAGTTTGTTGACTCATCACCTCTGATTGGTGCAATATTTAAATTATATGTTCTATCAAGTACTGAATACGTAAACTTACGACCTGATTCAGTAATACCGTCACCTTTTTGTAAATCCGCCATAGAATAATATGGAGTATCTTTAGTAAACACTCTACAATATTCTTTACCTACAATAGCACCACCTTCATCTTTATAAGCAATAACTCTTGAACCTTTTGTTAATTCTCTAGTACCGTCATGAAATACTTTCGATACTTGGTCAATAGCATTACCCACATGTTGTAGTCTCTTAACACCTGTGACCTCATCGGCAGAATTAATTAATTGTTGAGTATTATCTAAAATAGAACCCTTCGTAAACTCATAGTCACCAGCACCACCAACAGATTGATTGGCTTGGAATGTTGTTTGAATACCTGTTTCCGTCCAATCACCGTCAATAGTACCATAGAATTCTGCACCTCTACCAACTTTCTGTCCTGCCGAGTCTTTCCTCTTTGGCGACACCCATGTGAACCCTCCTTGAACTCCACCACCATCATATGTTGATGTTTGGTTTAATCCAAATTTAAACTGGTTTTCTTTTTGTTCGTTTTCGTAAATTTTGGCAACCTCATCATAACCAAAAACTGGTGATTGTGTTTTGTTACCGTCTTGGTCTAATGGTAATGAATCTTGAGGTGCAACAATATCACTAACCTCCTGTTGTGAACTACCAACATAGTAATTTTGTTTTGGTACTTCAGTAAATAAATCAGTTAAGAAATTTTTGTTATAATCAGGTACATACCTGTTCATTGATAACCCCTTAAATAATCTTGACCTTTGTCCACCACCAGTGTTGTCCAAGAATGTTTGCATTCCTGTTTTTTCTGTTGGTAATTTTAGAATTCCTCTCTTATCAAATAAACCTGTAACCGCATTTGCTGCTTGGTTTAATAATAATTGTCTTGGCTCAGTACTAAAATAGTCACCAGGTATCCACGAATATGGTGAATACACACCACTAATACGACTGATAAAATCTAATCCCTTTGCAAAAATATTTTTTGGTACAGATATTTTCCAATCTCTTTCAATAATCGTTTTGTTACCCGTAACAATACCTAATAAATCGTATGGGTCTTGTAATGCATCTATAGCATTTACCCTACCTAATGTTTGTTGATACGTTTCTTGGGCGACCCTATATTCAAATTCAGACTTTAAAGAGTCGGCAGCAATCTTAGCTAAATTAGAGTCTTGAGATAAAGAACCATTGTCACCCTGTGGGTTATTACTGGTTAAAAGACTAAATGCGTTGTATGTTGATGAAATAAATGTGAAATACCCTTCTTTACCTATTAATGCTGTTGATGATGGGTTAATAACATCGTCCACACTTAAAGGCATACCATAACCCCCTTCAGGACCATAAAGATTTTTTACATATGCGTTTTTTGATTCGTCTTCACCGATAACCTCAACCTCAACCGAATCAACCACCGCTTGGTCGTTTAGGTTAAATTCAGTAGTTCCTGGTTCACTATTAGGTACAAAACCATCGCTGTTGTATGGTTGTAAATTCTTAACCAATAACTTCTTTCTGAAGTTTTCTGTTGAATCAAATGATAATGGACTTGGCATCTAATTATTCTTTATACATAAATAGATGCATATATAATTTTATGTTGTTTGTGAATTCTAAATTTACGAAACTCTACTATTCGAATTACTACGGTAGTTGTATGAATTCAAACTATTATTCATTTCTTTTTCTAAATCGGCAATAAATTGTTGGTTGTTGGCCAATGCCCTTCCAAGAACATCATTATCAATACTAGCATTAGTTAAGATATTTTCTAATGAAAGATTTATATCTCCTGAAACCGCTAGTTGTATAGGTTCTGATGAACCACCTGTTGGTGCACCATTCATATTGTTAATTGTTGCATTCTCAATTGCATTGATAGAGGCTGAAGACATACCATTTATTAACTCTCGTTGACCTGCAGTTGCTGATTCACTACTAAGTAATTCTCGTTGACCTGCAGTTGCTGATTCACCACTAAGTAATTCTCGTTGTCCAGCATTAACATTTCTAATAATGACATTACCATTATCAATTTCAAGCCAACCCGTATCTCTAATTGCATCCGATACACTCTCCCATCCTTTTGTCATCGGTTCAATAAGATTTTTATTAAAATCAAAATTTTCTAAAGCAGGTATAAATTTATCTTCAATAGTTTTAGAAAAAGTATTAAGACCATCAACCATTGCACCAACAAAATTATCAGCATCTTCAGGTTCTAATTTTAATTGAGTTGTTACTGTTCCCACAGCATTTACGGCAGATGGTGGAAGATTTATTTCACTTTCTCTCTTTAAAAAACTAGTAGTTAATAAATCTTGAGCTTTACTTATATTTTCACCGAATGTTTCAAATCCTCCCGATTGTATTAAGTTCAACGTTGTAAGTTTTACTAATGTGTCTTGAGCATTTTTAATCTCATCTAAATAACCCATAGAAGTTTTTGCTACATCTAATTCAGACATTTTATTAACATCTAACATTTTTTGTAACTCGGCATAGTCATCACCAACCAATTCATTAAATCCTTGACCTATCTTTTTAATTGAACCGTCAGGCATTGTTATTTCTAAATTACCGTTAGCACCTATCTTTCCTAAACTAGCAATTAATTCTTTTTGTTCTTCAGGAACGTTAAACTCATCAAGTAATTTAAGTTTTTGTGTTCTCTGAGCCGCGTTCATCGCCATTTCACTAAACTCCTCATAACTACGTCCAGCTAAGTTGGCAGCTTCCCTCATACGATACATTTGTGTAACAGGGATATCAAACTCACCCGTCTCTTCATTAAATTGTATGGACGCTGCAGACATTTTAACTAATTCATCCTGTAATCCCGCCATATCGGTTTGAGCCATGTTAAGTAATCGGAATGGGTTTCCTAAATCTCCTACTGCCCCTCCTAACATTTGGAAACCAGCGGCAGTTTCAATTGCTTGAGCAGGGTCTAATAATTTTTCAGCAAAAGATTTCGTAGCACCCATATCAATTCTTAATGCTTGTGCTTGTGCTACCATTTTAGATAATCCGTCAACACCACCCTTGAAGTTATAACCAACCATTAGTTTCAGGTTCTTATTAACTTGGTCCATAAATTGACTAACATTTAACCCATAAGAACGTGCTTCTTTGGTCATACCTTCCATCATCACTAGAGTCTCATCTGTAGTATACCCTAAAGTATCAAATGAAGTTGCCATATCCGCCAATTGTTGTGCGGTCATGTTTGCCGTAAATCCTAATGCCTGAAATCTTGTAATTTGTTGGTCAGTAAAGAAGGTGTTTCTTTGCATCGCAGTATTCAACGCACCAAATAACTCGATGTTTTTTTCAGCATTAATACCTATAAGACCTGTAGATTTGGTTGCCTGAGCAATAACATCTTGTACTTGATTACTAACAACTCTAGTTTGACCTAATGTTTGTCTTACCTGATTAGCTGTTTGACTATTAATTGCGGCTGCCTGATTTATAACTCTCTGTACATCAGTAACACTATTTTTTAGATTTTGGGCAAAGTTTTTTAAACTAATTTCCGCTAACTCTATATTTTCAACAATTGTTTGAGTATCCGCTTTTAAACCTCCGTTATTTTGGAAAAACATATTCTTATTTTACAATAAATATTCTTTAACGAGATTTATTACGTTGTTTTTCGTACTCTTCTTCTCTTTTTGTAAATTCTTCAGATAATTTGTTGATGAAATACTTTCTTTCAAATGTAGGCATAGACATCATATCCGTGTAAGACATATTAACATGCTTACTCAGATAGTAGAACTCATCGAGCATAGTTTTCTTGTAATCAGAAGAAAGGACGAAAAAACTCCGCCCCAAAAGTGATACGTACATTCACTTTTTCTCCTGACGGGGCTGTAACAGTTCTATTAAGGTCTAAACGTGGTTCACAATCTATCATAGTAGTTCTGATAAATTTAGAGTCCATAATAGGTAACGTATTTACAAATGTTGCAATTTTTTCTCTATTAGTATCACCATCAATTGAAACAATGTGTTTTTCTAATCTTCGTGTAACTATTGGTACTGTTACACCTTCTGGATATGAATCTTGTAATTTACTTAACTCATTAGTATCACCAATATTTAAAAGTCTACACAAAATATTACTTCCTGTTTTTGGTAAGTTCATTTCGAAAAGACCCTCGTTATTTGGTTTTATCTTAGGTTGAATAATATTTAATTCGTCAAGTAATACCGTAGTTTCAAAGTCTTTACCTGTTTTAGGGTCTTTTAATTTAAAATTGTAGTCAGAACCAAACGCAGTATTTCTTAAAAATATAAGGATAGCTTCAGCATCTCCATCCAACATTTCATTAACATTAAAATCAGGTTCATAAATTTTATTCTTTAATAATGTTGTCACTAAGTTTTGATTATTACTAGAGGAAAGTAAGATGTTTTCATCCTGAGCAGTTAGATAACCCACCTTTAAAGTTTTCTTTTTGTTTTTATAAAAAAGTCCTTGTGAAGGTAGTGGTACCACATCGTGTGGTAAGTTCATATTGATTTGTCCGTATTGTTGTGATTGGTCCATATTTGTTAAAATAAAAAATCCATAGAGATACAATGACCTCTATGGATTAAATATATGATTGATTGATTTTTAATCAATACTATTTTTATATTAGTAAACCAAAATACATCTATCTGGACGTAACGTCGCTGAAATTGTAGCTAACGCATCATCACTATAACCTAAACTATCAAAATTAACATCTGTTAAGAATGTTCCTTGAAGAATCCACTTCTCCACTGCCACCCCTGTTGGGTCCAACATTTCTAAGTCAATGTCTTTTTTGTATCCCGCAGCATAACCCATACGTCCTGTTACAGACTCAGAGTGTAAACGAACCCACTCCATCAATGCTTGTGAAGCTGATGGACCGATTGGGTCACGGAAAGTAACGTTTATGGTATTCCAAGTGAATCTACCAGCCACATACGTAGATGTGTTTAAGAAAGGTATTTCTGTCGCCCCAATTTGGATGTTTGGTCTTGATGTAGACTCAACGTACCAAGAGTTAATACCTAATGAAGAAGGAAACGATAGGATAAACCTATTTTTTCTTTTTGGTTCATAAGGAACGGGCATTTTCATTAATAAATCAGCCATAGTATTTTGGTTTTTCTGTTCTTTAGTTTATTTTATAATAAATATCAACTACAAAAGTTTTTCTATTTACTTTTTATTATTTTTCGGTAAGTTCCACTAGAAGAAAATAAAAACTAGTTAAAATAATTTAAATTTCTTGTTTATCTCCTCCTTTAGTTAAATAGGTTCTTACTGGTTTATCTTCATACTCTGAATCTAAAAATGCTTTGATTTTTTCCACATTTCCTGGGTCGTCATCTGAAAACCCAATCATCGGTACGAAATTATTTTTTACATCATTTTTAAGGAACGCTCTTTTTCCAAGTATTTCACTCATCTCTTTTACATAAGCAATAAACTCTCTTAGTGCTTTAATCTTCCCTTCTTCAGGGTTTGATGCTGACCCCTCCCCGTATGTTACAGGATAATATTTACAAAGGTCCAAATAGTCATTAATCATAATTTGGATATCCTTTTCAGTGTCACCCACCATATTACGGTATTTTATTAAGTTTTGTACCAATATTTCTTTACTGATACCGTTATGGTCGGTCACAATATAATTATATATTGCATCTCTTAATACTGACGGTGTATGTCCTCTTGCAGTAATAATTGCAAAGATTGAACCACCGTTAATACATTCAACAAAATCATCCCATGAAGGACCAACAGATGCCATCATAGAATCAATAATGAATGCTTTATCACCTTGTACCCCAAAATTTCTATAAGGGTCATTAGCATAACCAACAATCATTTCACCGTTGTATTCAAAAGGTTCTTTACCAATCAACCCTCGGTAGTCTGCAAAATCCTCAGTAGACATCCCCATTTCTTGGTCATCTTCCGTTAAAACAATGATTTGAGTGGGCATCGTTACGATGTTATCGTCCCAATCAAAAGCATAGTATTTTAAATCAGGACTACCTTCAGGGTCAAATCCTTCACGAAGTTGTTTTTCTTCGTAAAATTCTCTGATGATTCTTTTAATCGACATTATTTTGTTGAGTTTAGTTTTTCAATTAATCTTTCTAATTGTGATTCAGAAATAACAATGTTTTGTGGTTTTTCTGAAAAAGATTTTTTACCATTAGATTTTACATCTAATGTTTCGTTAAGAGTTTTCTTTGTGAATTCCATGTTTGTATATTTATTTAAACGTTTAATAAAGGCTAATGGGGACCACATCGTAGTCCCCATATTATAAATATAATGAGTGATTAAATATCCTCAAATGATGCACCTGTCGGAGTAATTAAGAATTCAATATCAATGAATTCAAGTGCTCTTGTCGGTTTCAAGTAAATCTTACCTGTTAATGTATTAGAGTCTAAATCCTCAGGTGTGTTAGAAACTGTTACTCTAAAGTCAATCAAACCTCTGTCTCTTCTGATACCATCCAAGATTGGGTTAACTGAATCTAAGAACTCTTGTCTAACTTGTTCGTCATTCTGTTCGAACAACAATCTAACAGCTACTGCTGAAATCAGTTTACGAGCTTGTAGTAACAATCTTCTTACGTTTATTCTGTCAAGTGCAGATTCTCTAACCTGTAGAGTTTTGTTACCCCAAATCACTGTACCCACATCTGAGAAGGTTGCGATTGGGTTTAATCTACCCTTATACAAGATATCTCTGTCTTCTTGAGTTAATTTCTTACGTGCTTTAACACCGTTTACTAAACCTCTTGTGTAACCCGCTGAAGCGAACCATGGGAACGCGATGTTATCAGTTAACGCTAAGTTTCTAACAACCTCCGCAGTTGGTGGAATGTAGATTTGAGTGTTATTAACTGAATCTCTTGTTAAAATCCATGGGTAGTAAGTTGCTGTGTAGTTAGAATCAATATCTGTTTCTTCTAAGTTGTCAACCGCTTCTTCAGGATAAATGAAGTTAGTGTCAAAATCACCTAAAGTTGGTACAAACATTTTGTAGTCAGGAGTTGTACAGATATAGATTGAATCTGCTCTGTCCGTCTCAACCATATCAATAGCTTCTTCAACAAGGTTTGAATTATTTACATAATCAACACCTGGTGTTGTGAATACATTAATGTTAACCGCTTCAGGGTTTTTGAATGTATACTGACCCCATAAGTAAGAATAGTAGTCAGTGTTACCCCACGTTAACTGGTCAGGACCTGTAATTTGTTTAAACGCTCCCCAACCTGTTGATGTTGGATAAGTAATAGACGGTGCAGCACCTGCTCTATAACCAGCAGCACCTAACTGATATCTATCACCGTTAGTTCTGTACTCTCTATAGATGTCCCATCCATCAAAACCACCTGAAGGTGCGATTGTAAATTTACGTGAGTTTAATTTGTAATATGGACTTGACTCATCAGTTGGTTCAGTTCTAAACTGTGCAACACCAACTTCAAATGCCGACTGACCTGATGTTGTGTAACCATCAGGGATTGTAACAACTGTTGCTCCTGAATCCATGTGGAAACCTTTTGTTAAGTATGCCCATGATGTTGACTCAGTAGCCGTTTCTAAGTCTGTTGGATTTTGTTTACCTTTATAATTAAAGAAGTCATAATCAATACCCATAGTATTAGAAATACCTAAGTAAGTTTTTCTAACCTTATCACCACCTGACCTTGTTTCATTATCAGTTCCTGTTGAACTACCAAACGGTGGGTTAAAGATAACTTGACCTGGTGTGTAATACTCTGTCTTATATTCTAAGAATGGTGATTTAGCACCTGAATATTGTCTTGTTAAATATCCACGGAAACCACAAGGTAATGAATCGATTGGTGCATCTTCATTCATCTCTAACATGATAAATTTAGATTTTAATTCGAAATCACCGTTAGCTGTACCTATCTTCTTAGCGACAAAACTATTTTGACCTGGGTCCATTGTACAGTTAGTGAATTTTTCAATTACCACAGGATTAGCGTCAGTATCAAAGAAGTCACGAACAACAACATCAAAAGTTCCATTATTAAATGAAATATTGATAATTGAAATTTTTACCTCTCTGTTTGCTGAATTACCGTCAGATACTGTAATAAATTTAAACATATCGTAAACCTTACTACCTCTAAGTTCTGAAACAACATATGGAGTTTCAGGTGTTTGGTAACGGTCTAAGTACCAACCAATACCTGTATTGTTAGTGTCAGTTCTTGCACCTTCTAAAGATAAAAATGAAGTGTTAAGACCTCTAATTTTACCTTTTCTATAACCAATGTTTAACATTGAATGGTAATCTTCTTCTAAGAATAAAGGTACATCGGTACGAGGTTTAGCAAAGTTTGATTTACCAAATACTTTAGATATGTAATTTGAACTTGATATGTTAAACGATGTTTTAAACGTAAATGTATCACCATCAATTGCAGTTGCATCAATTGCGAATGTTGCAAATGGATTTTTAGTGATTGCCGAGTATGGACCTGATGAATCAATAGACGCATCGGTTAATCCTGATACCTCATATACAGGACCATCATCATTTGAATATGTTGCAATACCTCTAGAACGTAAAGTTGCAACTACTAAATCATGGTACTCCGCAATAGGTGTACCTGAGTATGTAGTAACATATACTTCTGCAGTTCCTGTATATATTAAACCACCTGTGTTGTTTAATTCAGTTACAATCATACCAAATCCCGAACCACTATATACATCACTAGATTCACTAAATAATGAATAGTACCAAGGGTCATTAGTTGAGTCATCTAAATCGTTATCTTCAAAACGAATATCATCTACTTCAAATACGTTAGTACTTGCAGTGTATGTTGAAGGGGTTGCAGCACTAACACTTGCGTATGTATCAGCACTTACCGCTCCCCAGTAATAACCTGTGGAACCTGAAGATGCTTGTTCTACTATCTCACCATATAGATAACCCTCCATATCACCTAATATAGTAGAGTCACCACCAGTATATGTTGTGTACGTAGTAGTTATAACGTCTTGAATAATTGAAGGTAAGTTTGAATAGTCAGTAACCTCAATACTTGTTGTAGTTCCTGAAGTTCCTGTAAATGTAACTTCATATGGACCTAAAACATCAGTTGCAGTCATACCTGTACTATCTAAATTACCTACTGTCGTAATTGACCATGAAGGTCCTGCGTCGTAACCCGATAAACCAAGTACTCTTGTTACAAACAATTGGTTAGATTGTTGTAAATAAGCTTTAGCGATATACGCTGCTTCGTACTTAGGAATTTGGGTGTTGACAAATTTTGTTGGATTTGTACCACCAAAGTATGCTTGGTATTCATCAAAGTTTGAGATGAAAATCGGCTCAAATGCTGGACCCGAAAGAGTTTCACCTACAATACCTAATGTTGTTACACCGACACTTTGTGCTACAAAACTTAAATCTCTTTCAGATGTATAAACACCTGGAGAAACGAATACTTTGTTTGCTGTCGCCATTGTTAAATAATTTCTTAAGTTTTATTTTTTAGATAAATATTACGGAAAAAGTCAAAAAACTATTATTACACCGCTATATTTATTAGGAGTAGGAAAAAAGTCTACCTTTTTTCTACCTTTTAAAAAAACACCGATGAGTAAAATAAAAAACATAAAAATTTCACCAAAGTCTCACGAACTACTAAAAAAACACTGTGAGAAAAACGGTTTGAAAATCTATAAGTTCTTAGAAAAGTTGATAGAAGAAAACTGTCAAGAAGTGACAGACATCTACGGTGAATAATTAAAGAAGACGTGCTTTAGTCAGTAAGTTAGAATCTTTAGTGACATCATTTTTTACGACTTCAATTCTAATAACATCGTTAGTTGATATTTTAATAACACTAACATCATCACCAATGTAGTTGTTATTTATATAAACAGAATAACTGTCAACATTATCAGTTTCTATAATAGATAAGTCTACTTCATATCTATATGTTTCAGACAACTCTGTAATACCCTGAGGAAAAACAATGTTTAAATCAAAATTAGTAGGGTTTGCAGGTTCTTTCTTAACTCTTCTTTTAACATTAAAAGTATCGACCTCTAAAAATGTTGCGGTTCTTGAAATTGCAGGTGACACCTCAAACTCTTCTTCATCCATTAAGAATCCCATCATTAAAAATTCATAATTCTGAACATAGTACTTTCTTTTTTCAATATCTAAAACAGACTCATCAGATGAGTTGTTTAATATGATAGGTATGTAGTGTCCTTTAATTTCAGTATATGCTTGACGAGAGCTAAATGTTTGTAAAACTTTTTTGTTAAATTCATTTAGGTGTCTCATCTTATTACAAAATATTTTTACATTGTAAGTAATATCTACAGGAACGGGTTGAGGTATTTTATAGATATCAATACCTTTTCTTTGACCATCCCATGTCGGAACTTTGGCGTAATAAAATTGTTTTCTATTTGGTATCGTATATTGTAATGATGGATTGGTTCCAAACTTTACATCAGGATTTCTAACTGTGGCAACAAATGGTGGTTTAATATTTTTATCCAAATCTTGGAAGTTCCAACTCTCTGTAAACTGAGCCCAATTCTGTGTTGTAATGATTAAATCAATCGTTGGTATCTTTTTACCACTAACAGTCGTCTCTAAATTTTCCTTTACGAAATCTAACATTCCACGGTCCAAATCAGCATGTAATATTGATTTAGGTAGGTATGTACCATCTTCTTGAATTTGTTCTAACAACTCTTCCCTTCTTTGTAAAAGAATTTTTTCAGGTTCTAATGGAAGATGTTTTTTAATTTTTTTAGGTAATGCCATTATTTAATTTATTTATATTCCTCTGAACTCACCATCATTAACAGGTGCAGCCACAATACTTCTATAGAAAGGTTTGTAACCACCGTAAGTATGTTTATTGTCGCTGACAACACGACCGTCATTAACTACTGAATAATATCTAACTCTTTTTTCTGTTTCGTAATACCCAATGTAATCACCATATGAAATATCAATACCTAATTCATCCAAAGCGTTTTGATATACACCGACCTTTAAATTACCAGGTTCCATTTGACTCATACGAGAATTGGCATAGTCTTGGTTTTCAGGTTGTTCAATAGTTACATAACCTCTAAACTCTACAGGTGGTAAAAACTTAATACCATCTTCTTCAGTCTCACCATATACATCATCCGTCTTAGTTTTTTGACGGTCTACACGATACAATACTAAGGTAAAGTTCATATCGCCCTCAAGCCATTCACGTCCCATCTCTTGCTCTAATGCAAAATCTTCAGACCCGAAAAACTTTTCTAATCTCGTTATTGGTACCTTTCTATTACTCATATGTTGATAAATAGTTTGATTATAGTTATATTATAAATATTTCGCTATGCAAAGTAATAAAGATAAATTATCAAAAATACCTGAAGTAAGGGCACAACGTATTTTAGAAGAGTACGATGGGTTCAATAACTATATAATGTCCATTAAGAAAAAGAGCGAAGTTCAAAAACACTTTAAATTAACACGAGCACAAGCCGACTATATAAATTCATATTACGAAACAACACCAAAGATTGCAAGAAAGTGGGTTGACCTCGACAGTTATTTTGGTACGAAGATGATGGAAGAAAAACTTTTCACAAAAGTACCTGATAAAGTTTATGTTGAAAAGATACTTGTTGAAAAAGACAAGTCTTTTCATATTTGGGGAAAATTATTTGAAAACCAAAAACTACATGACTTTTGGTTACCTAAAGTTGCATTGATACCAACACAAAAAGTCAAAGACGTTTCAATTGATTATGAACGATACTCTCACCGTCCGCCCCTGTCTCACCAAAAAGAAGCAATTGAAAAATTAGCATCTCACGACAAATACATCTTAGCTGATGATATGGGTTTAGGTAAGACGACATCTACTGTGATTGCAGCTTTAGAGTCAGGTGCGGAGAGAGTATTGATTGTGTGTCCAGCGTCTTTAAAAATAAATTGGAAAAGGGAGATACAAAACTATACTGATAAGTCTATATCAATTATTGAGGGTAAAAAATGGGAAAGTGCAGATTTTGTTATCATCAACTATGATATATTAAAGAACTTTCACGACACAAAAAATAAAGAAGAATCGGTCATAATGCAAGAAGGTTTTGATTTAGTAGTTGTTGATGAAGCACACTACATTCAAAACGTTCAAGCCAAAAGAACCAAACTTATAAACGATATAATTACTAAGATTGGTAAAGTGTGGTTGTTAACAGGAACACCAATGACCTCACGACCAATTAACTATTACAACCTACTAAACTTAGTTGAATCTCCTGTTGCTTATAATTGGATGGCGTATGTTATTCGTTACTGTGAAGGATATCAATTTAATGTGGGTAGTAGAAAAGTATGGAATGTAAACGGAGCATCAAATCTTTTAGAATTGAGGGACCGAACAAAAACACACGTATTACGAAGATTAAAACAAGATATCTTAGATTTACCTGATAAGATTTTAACACCAGTATATTTGAATTTAAAATCAAAACAATACGAAGAGTTAATGGGTGAGTATTATGATTGGATGGAAGACGATAGTGAAAAGAAATCTCTTACTGTCCAATTTTCAAAACTTATGAAAGTTCGTCAGGTTATTGCAGAAAATAAAGTAAAAGAAACTTGTGAGATTGCTGAAAACATTATTGAACAAGGAAAAAAAGTAATTATATTCACAAACTTTACAGATACCCTAAACCAAATCACCGACCATTTTGGTAAGTCGGCAGTTAAGTTGGATGGTAAAATGAGTAAACCTGCTCGTCAACATTCTGTTGACCAATTTCAGGAAAACGACAAAATAAAAGTTTTTGTCGGAAACCTAAAAGCTGCAGGTGTAGGAATTACATTAACCGCCGCTGAGGCAGTTATAATGAATGACTTATCATTTGTACCTTCCGACCATTCACAAGCCGAAGACCGAGCCTATCGATACGGACAAAAATCAAACGTATCAGTATTCTACCCTATTTTTGAAAACTCTATTGAGGGAATCATATATGATATCTTATCTCAGAAAAAGAATATATTTGAAACCGTTATGGGTGATAACGAAGGAAAAGGGGATATTATGGAAGAAATCATCAACGAAATTTCAGTCAGACGTTGATAAATCTTAGTTCGGGGTTATTTATATTAAAATAACACAAATGAAGTTCAGAAGATTACAAGAAAAAATCTCATTGATTGAACATAAAATAAACAAAAGCCAAGACACTCAAAAACTATTGTCTGAGTTGTCTACGCAAATCCCTAAAGAAATTTTAACGGAAATGAAAAAAGTAGGAATTGAAAACTTACCATACTCCTATTCTGCCTTAGAAAGATTTATCGACGCAGATACTATGGATACCCACTACAACAAACACTACAAAGGGTATGTAAAAAAATTAAACGACGCATTGTCAAAAAGAAAAGATGGTGACTTAGAATTAGAACAAATTATAAAAGGTATCTCAAGATATAACACAACCATTAGAAATAATGCGGGTGGAGCTTTTAACCACGCATTATTTTGGAAAATGTTATCACCAAAAAAACAAAGAGCACAAGGTGAGGTTTATGATAAAATTGTCAAAGACTTTAACGGGTTTTCTAAGTTTAAATCCATATTCAGTAATGAAGCCAAAAAAAGATTTGGTTCAGGGTGGGTTTGGTTAGTATTAACTAAATCAGGTAAACTGAAAGTTATGTCAACACCAAATCAAGACAACCCATTAATGAATGTTGTTAAAAATGGTGGATTTCCTATTTTAGGATTAGATGTGTGGGAACACGCATATTATTTGAAATATAAAAACAAACGTGATGATTACATTAAAAACTTTTGGTCTGTTATTAATTGGGACTTTGTTAATGACTTATATAACTTAAAGACTGAGAAAAAAATTAATGAAGTTAAAAAGGTAAAGAGTATCATCAGTGAAGGTGCCAGTGCAGGTTGTAATAGAAACCAAGTTCAAAATTATAGAAGATTATTTAACACAAACCCTGAAATTAAGAAAAAGTTTATGTTTACCATCATGGATATTTTAAAAGAAGTATTCTCTGAGTATTGGTATGAAAAAGGACAATATGATAAAGGTCAGATGTCGGGGGTATATGATTACGAACAAAAAGGTCGTTCAGTTATTAACAAGTTGAATACAAATTATACCGCGTTCTGTACCTTAGTTAACGATATAAATCAATACTTAAGAAAATATGGTATCGACGCAATTAACTTTAACAATAAAAATAACCGACAACAAATTGAAGAGGTTAATAGGTTGAACAAATATCTTATTGAGTTAAGATATCGAATCTTTAATAGTGAGTCACCAACTTTCCAAACATTAATGGCAGGATTAGATAAAACTAACAAATTTGGTGATAAGAGAGAGGTCGATGCTGTCGAAGACTTAAAGAAGATTTTTAAAACCGACAAAGTTACTAAAGTAGGTGAACTGGGTGGTGTAGACGACATGATTGGTGGTGTTGACGCAATTGTTGAACTTCCTGAAGGAACGAAGACTATGCAAATTAAACCGTATAATGACACTAAAAATGTTGATGGTAAAATCACTGTTTTTGGGACTGCAAACGTAAAACCATATAAAACAGACTTTTTAGTTTTTCAAAATAATAAGTTAGGTACAATAGTCTTTGACAACTCAAATACTAAAATAATTGACGGTAGATACGTTTTTGACGAGTCTGCACAATATGCAAAGTAAAGAAATGTTGTTTTCTTAATATTTATATAGAAAACACATTATGTCTGTAATTAACGAACCACAAAGAACAAAACTATATACACGTGTAAAACACCTGTTAGGTGCCCCTATTCGTAGTGTAGAAATTGAAGATGAAATGATGGACTCATTATTAGAGTTATCAATTCAAGACTACGCACAATATGTAAATGATTGGTTAATTGAATCTCAATGGACCTCATTATACGGAATGAACTTAGACGAACAATCCGTAACACGTGCTTTTACGACTCGTTCTTTAGACTGGGAAACTCAATATACTTACGCTTATTCTAAAATTGTAGGTTTACAAGCTGGTGGTGATTACGTTCTTAAAAAAGACTATATTGACTTGGTTCCAGGTCAACAAATATATGAAATACCAAAAGGTAGAGAATTAAATGAACTTTTATGGTTCCAAAGAGCGGAGTTAGACGCAGCATTCTTTGACCCGTTTATGGGTGGTTTCGGTGGATTTGGTGGTATCGGTTTAGGTGGTGCCGCTGGTTTCTCACAAATGGGAACTATGGGTAATTACTTTATTACACCAGCATTTGATATCCTACTTAGAATGCAAGATATTAATGTTAAAAGAAGAATTATTTCAGGTGACTTAACTTATAGAGTAACCGCATTACCTGATGGTAAAAAAGCTGTTCACTTAATGAACGTACCTGGTGGTAAATTTGACTTCGGAAATATACAACATAACGAATACCGTGTTTGGTATTGGTATTACGATACTGAAGACCGTGAGGATTGTTTAGCTAAAAACCCTGATGTAGTAAGACTACCATCAGACATACCTATTGATGAAATGAAGTGGGATGAATTAAATAATCCAGCACAAACATGGGTAAGAAAGTGGTTCGTATCTTATGTTAAAGAAACTTTAGGTAGAGTTAGAGGTAAGTTTAGTGGTAACTTGAAGACACCTGATTCAGAATTACAATTAGAATACGATTCTTTACTCACAGAAGCTAAAGATGAAAAATCTAAATTAATGGAAGAGTTGACTCAGAGATTAGAAAGATTAAGACCTGAGAAGATGATGGAAAGAGAGGCAGGAATTGCAGAAAACCTAAATAAGTCACTACAATTCAGAGCAATGCCTCGTCAGATTTATGTTATTTAATTATGGGTATACAGAAATCATATCCTGTTACCAAAATAGTTGCAGGTAAAGAAGTTAAGACATCTGATAGTATTATTTGCACAAGTAACAAATACACTACTAATGGTGAGAGTGCAATTGTTACAAAGTCTAAAACACCCTGTACAATTACACTCGATGAAACAACTACCGACCACGTCACAATAAAATCTATGTGTGATACAACAGTAACTACTGACAAGTTAATAGATAACGAGTTTGAAGAAATAGTTTTAGATATGTACGCTTCAGTAGAACTTCGTTATATTGTTGACGGTTGGTACGTTATGTCGTCTGACGGGCTAAAGAACTCATAAGTTTTTTATTCTTATCAACATATTCTTCATTAACCAAATTCATAGTATTTTCTAAGTACATGTAGTAAGGGTCAATACCTACACTATCCCAAAATGTTATTTCAGTATCTGATAGAGTTAATACTTCATCTAATGTATCTTGGTCACCGTCTCTACGAGGATAACCCCTAACCAACTCAGTTTGTGATTTAGTAAAGAAAGGTCTATCGTTAGGGTCCTCAATCAAAATCTCATCACGAATATCAGTTGAGAAAACTACCAACAAAGGTTCAATTCTTTTATTAAATGCCGCCAAATAACGAGGAACATTATATTCGCCCAACTTATCA